CGTAGGTAAGAGTACGCTGTGCATTTTCTTCATCACATGGCTTATGGGAAACCGCCCGGACGTTGCATCGGTTATGAGCGGACACTCCGACAAGCTGACAAACGGCTTCTATGGCGAAGTGCTGTCCATCATCACTGACCCTGTGACTTACAATTGGAGCAAAATCTTCCCTGACGTTCAACTTGTGGACAAGAGCGCAAAGGACGAAAGCGTTGACCTGAACCGAAAGAAGCGCTTCCCCACCCTGACTTGTCGCTCTATTGGCGGCACGCTGACTGGCGCTGTTGAAATTGGCGAGGGCGGCGTTCTGTACAGTGATGACCTGATCGAGGACTTGGAGGAGAGCCTGAATGTTGAGCGTCTGAATAACAAGTACGATGCCTACCTGAACCAGCTGAAAGACCGCAAAAAGCAAGGCGCATTAGAGCTGATGGTCGGCACACGCTGGAACGTGCTTGACCCTCTGGGGCGCATCCAGAGCCAGTATGCGGACAATCCTAAGTACAGATTCCGGGTGATTCCCGCTGTGGACGAGAATGGACACAGCAATTTCAATTATGACTACGGCGTGGGATTTGACGATGCTTACTATGCCGACATGAAAGCCAGCATTGACGATGCAACATGGTGGGCAAAGTACATGGGCAAGCCTTATGTGCGTGAAGGCCTACTGTTTCCTGCCGATGAACTGCGATATTTTAATGGCGTTCTGCCTGATGGTGAGCCCGATCGCAAGCTCATGGTTATGGATATTGCATGGGGCGGCGGGGACTTCACCGCTTGCCCTATCGCCTATGTGTATGGTGATGCCGTGTTCATTCCTGATCTTGTGTTCAATAATGGCGATAAGACCGTGACTAGACCGGAAGTCGTGGGCAAAATCATCCAGCACAAAATCAATGTGGTGCGTGGCGAAGCCAACAACGGCGGCGATGAATATTGTGACGTGGTAGATAGCCAGCTCCGGCAGCAAGGCTATCACTGCTCTGTCCGCAGCCAACGTGCGCCCAGCGGTCAAAGCAAGCTGTCAAGAATCATCCAGTATGCGCCGGACATCAAACGGTTCTATTTCCTTGATGAAAAGCACCAGTCGAAAGAGTACAAGGCGTTCATGGAGCAGGTGACGATGTTCACGCAGCTTGGCAAAGTTCCGCACGATGATGCACCGGACAGTCTGGCACAGCTTGCCGATGAATTGTATAACGGAATCAGTAAAATCGAGCCTGTCAAGCGTCCATTTTGATTAAAAACACAATATATTGTGTTCGCTGGGTCTATTTATTTGATTTCACCACTTGACAAGGCTTATAATGTACACAGGAAGTTTTGCAGCTTCCTCTAAGGAATAGCCCGGCATAGCGAGGTTTTGTCATTTTTACTCGCTTTCGTGTCAATGAGCGTGTTCCTCCTTTACCGGCGAATGCTTTTCACTCTTTCCATTCGCCGGGTTTATATGTTGCGTTCCCTGCTGGCTGGGAATGTCAGAATACTCCCCCTCTTCTGGCAAGCAACGGTTCAATTCCGTTACGCAGCACAACTAACTACCTAGCTTTGCATGGACTTATTCTCCAAAACCTCCACCGCTATTCCCGGCTCTCAATGTAATGTTTAGGCATGACATTGCAAAGAGCAGCGGTTAAACAATTAAGCCGGGTTTCTATGCTGCATTAGCTCAGGACTAGAGCACCCGACGCATTGCCGGACATACATTGGTTCAAATCCATTATGCAGCACCAAAATTGCAGCTGACCCGTTTACGTCTGTCCGACAACTGAATGCAAAGGCTGCAATGGCTTTCTCCGGGCGGAGAATAGCATGACCGGAAGTGCGAACAGTTTCCCGGTGGCTTCTGACGGGTCTGTGCCAAACAGCCTGTTTCCAAAAATCCAACGAAAGGAGCGCTCATGCTAGTTAGAATCTGTTGTCCTTGTATCCGTCAAAACCCAATTTATAAGAACGTCCGCTGCAATCGCTATCTTGGCGAAGTGGACGGACGATACCATTTCAAGTGCGACAGATGCAAGGGCGTTATCGAAGGAGACACAAGGGAAGGATGGGTGAAAATCATCCATCCACCGGAAAAGTGAATAGCTTTTGAAGCGCAGTTTTGGCGCAGTGAGATAGACCTTAACAGGTTTGTCTTGCTGCGCTTTTTATTTTGCCGGAAAGGAGGAACACATGGCTGAGTATCAAATGGTCGTTGGCGGATTTTTGAATAATCCGCTGACCGGACGCAGACCGATTGAAACGCCGGAAACGGAAATCAATCGGGAAAATGTACTGAAAGTGGTAATGGGCAAAGCAGAGCCTATTCATCTGCTGAACAAGAATGAGATTCGCTTTTTGCACAACTACTACTTGGGCAGTCAACCTGTCCTCCTTCGCACAAAGGAATACCATGCTGAAATCACCAACCGCATTGTAGAGAACCACGCCAACGAGTGCGTGGGCTTCTACACAGGCTACATGAGCGGCACTCCCTGCTCTTATGTGCGGTCTGAAACGGCAACTGGTGACGGTGAGGAAATCGCCCGCCTGTCCAACGCCTTGCAGTACGAGGGCAAGGATGCGCTTGATCGGCGGCTCTGGCAGTGGATGTTAGAGTGTGGACAGGGATACCGCATTGTTCTTCCTGACAGGGGGTACAACGGCAACTACCCGGACGAAACGCCCCTATTGGTGGACGTTCCCGACCCGGACATGGCGTATGTGATTTACAATTCCGGCATCGGTCACAAGCCCATTGCCAATGTGCTACACATCCCACGCAATTATCAGAATGACCTAAACGACTTGATTTGCGTGTATACGCCAAACCAGTATTTTGAAATCGACAACGGCAAGGTTACAAAGTCTGAAAATCACTCCCTCGGAATGCTGCCGATGGTCGAATACAAGCTGAACCCGGAGCGGATGGGGCTGTTTGAACCGGCTATCCCTGTGCTGGATGCTATCAACGACCTTGAAAGCAACCGTTTGGACGGTGTGGCGCAGTTCATCCAGTCCATCATGGTGTTTACCAACTGCCTTGTGGACAAGGATGCGCTTGACCAAGTGAAGGAACTTGGTGCAATGTGCCTGAAATCCACTTCTGGTCTGCCCGCTTCTGTTTCTCAGATTGCAAACGAGCTTGACCAGCAGCAGAGCCAGACCCTGCTTGATTCTATGTTGAACGTGTATCGCAGTCTGACTGCTATGCCTAGTGCCACTGGCAGCGAGAACGCAACGTCCGACAATGTGGGCGCAGTTATTGTCCGCAACGGCTGGAATCACACCGAAGCAAGGGCGCAGCAGTACGAGAATATGTTCAAGTACGCTGAACGCCAAAGCCTGTCTGTAATGCTGAAAATCCTGCGTGATACGGCTGGTTCTAAGCTAATGGCAAGTGACATCAATATCAAACTGCCACGCCGTCAGTACGACAACCAGCAGAGCAAGGTTCAGATTTTCGCGCAGATGCTCGGTCAGCCCATTGATCCGCAGTTGGCGTTCACTACGCCCGGTCTGTTCCCTGACCCGCAGGCTGCTTACGAAATGAGTAAGCCCTTCCTGATTGCCGCTG